GGTGCGTACAGGGTACGACCTTAAAACAGCAAAACGTTCACTCAATCTTTTGTTTGCAGACTGGGCAAATAGAGGGTTAAACCGTTGGACGATAGTGCAAACGACCACCACTCTCTCGGCAGGAACGCTTGAATATACTTTAGATGCGGATACTATAGATATATTAAGTGCTGTAATCCGTACTGGCACTGGTATAAACCAAAGTGATACACAAATATCACGTATCAGCAGAGATGTGTATCTTAACATACCTAACAAAAATACTCAAGGTAGACCTAATCAGTGGTATGTGGATAGGCAGATTACACCAAAAATACGATTATACCCGACACCTGATACTACCTACACTTTAGTTTTTGATAGGCTGACTCGTATAGAAGATGCTGATACTTTTGTCAATACCGCAGATGTTCCTTTTCGGTTTTACCCTTGTTTGTCCGCAGGTTTGGCATATTACATAGCCTTAAAACGAGCACCAGATAGAGTGCCTTTACTAAAACAACTTTACGAAGAAGAGTTTAATAGAGCCGCCTTTGAAGATGTAGATAGGGCAAATTTAAGCTTAACCCCTCGTAGAGACTTTTATGGGTTTAATTAATGAGCTACGCTATAGGCATACGTTCTTTTGGGCAGTGTGACCGATGTGGTTTCCGTGTAAAGTACCTCAACCTGCGTAAAGAATGGAATGGTTTAAAAGTTTGTCCTGAGTGTTATGAGACCAAACACCCTCAGTTAGAACCACACCAGACAGGTGCAGACCCTGAAGCGTTATTTGAAGCACGACCTGATACTGTACAAGAGCCAACGGATTTTGTAATATACACTAATGTTGGACTTGGCATACTAGGTACTTCATTGACGGCGTATACAGCAACCATGTCATTAGGAACAGTTACGGTGGAAATATCATGAGTTTTACGTTTGCTACACTAAAGACAGCCATACAAGATTATTGTGAAAATAGTGAAACTACTTTTGTTAATAACCTAAGTATTTTTATAAAAGAAGCTGAAGAACGTATTCTAAAAAGTGTACAGCTTAGTTTATTTAGGCGAAACGCTACTGCAAGTTTTGCGTCATCTAACAAATTTTTGGCTTGTCCTGATGACTTTTTAGCACCTTTTTCATTAAGTTTTACAAACAGTAGTAGTGAAACAGTGTTTTTAGATTATAAAGATGTCAATTTTTTACAAACTTTTCATCCTAATCCTGCTACTACAGGCACACCACGATACTATGCTTTGTTTGATGTGGATAATTTTTTAATTGCACCAACGCCTGCGAGTGCTTTGGCTGTAGAATTACACTACTATTACAGACCTACGAGCCTTACCGCAGGTGCAGATGGTGGTACAACGTGGCTCGCTACTAATGCCCCAAATGCTTTATTGTATGGTAGTTTGGTAGAGGCATATACCTTTATGAAAGGTGAGGCTGATGTAATACAGAACTACACACAAAGATTTGTTGAAGCTGTGCAAGGCTTGAAACTATATGGCGAGGCACGAGAAAACACAGATGCGTATAGAACAGGATTAGTTGTAAGAGGTAAACAATAATGCTTTTAGAATTACCAAAAACCCCGATAGTGCAAGTCCACACCACAAATAATAGAGGGTTTACACCTGAAGAAATTGCAGGCTTTTGTGTCGATAAAATAGTAGAGGTAAGTGATAAAGCACCTCCAGAAATACGAGACCAAGCTCATGCTTTTAAAGCCCATCTACATAAGGTGATTACACACTATGTAAAAGAGGGTATCAAATCGGATAGAACTACGGTATATAATATGATTAAGGATGCAGGATACGAAAAACTTGCTGAGCAAATAAGGAGAGCGTAATGGCTATATCACAGGCGATGTGTACATCTTTCAAACAAGAACTATTATTAGGTGTCCATGATTTTAGATTTACAAGTGGTGATACTTTCAAAATAGCTTTGTATACGAGCAGTGCAAGTTTGGGAGCAAGCACTACTGCTTTTACATCAAGTAACGAAGTGTCAAGTACTAACTATACATCTGGTGGTAATAGTTTAACTAAAGTAACTTCATCACCTAAATTTCCAAAAACAAGTGGCACTACAGCTTTTATGGATTTTGAGGACGAAACTTTTACTAGCGTTACATTAACGGCTAGAGGAGCCTTAATATATAATAGTACACCAAGTGCTAATGACGTAGATAATTCAAGTCTTACCAATCCAGCAGTGGCTGTCTTAGACTTTGGTGCAGACAAATCAGCTTCTTCAGGTAATTTTAAAGTGGTGTTTCCGACAGGAGATGTGAGTAACGCAATAATAAGGATAGCGTAATGGCTCTTAAAATAGAAGATAGAGTAAGAGAAACTACAACTACAGAAGGCACAGGTGCTATAGCACTCGGAGGTGCTGTAACAAACTTTGAAACTTTTTCAGCTAATTTATCAAATGGGGACACCACTTATTACGCTATAGTTGACAATACTAATAACGCTTTTGAGGTTGGTTTAGGCACGTATGCTTCTTCAGGTAATACCCTTACAAGAACGACTATTATAGAAAGCTCTAACAGCAATAATGCTGTAAGTTTTGCAACAGGAACAAAAGATATTTTTATAACTGTTCCAGGAGATAAGATTGCGTATTTAGACGCTAGTGGTAATTTAGTTAAAAATGGTGGAACAATATCGTTCGATCTAGTAAACGATACAAGTCCACAATTAGGTGGCAACTTAGATGTAAATGGCAACGACATAATATCAGCCTCTGGGAACGCTAATATAGAAGTGGCTCCTCATGGCACTGGAGGTCTTGTTGTAAAAGGCAATAATACAGGATCAGAAAATCAAGGTAAAATAATATTAAACTGCCAGAATAATTCACATGGACAAGCTATAAAATCACAGCCTCACAATTTATCCGCTAGTAATACGTTACTGCTCCCTGGAGGCAATAATATTGGAAATACTGACAGCACATTGGTTTCAGAGGTTGGAATACAAACACTTACGAACAAAACCCTAACAAGTCCCGTTATAGACACAATAACAGGATCAACGATTACATTAGACTCAGCAGGAGATATAAACCTAGATGCAGGTGGAGCCGATGTAACGCTAAAAGATGATGGCACACCATTTGGTAGCTTAACAAATAGCAGTGGTGAGCTTGTTATTAAGTCAGGCTCAACACCAACAACAGCCCTTACATTTAGTGGTGCAAATGCAACCTTTGCAGGCAACCTCACAGTAAGTGGCACAACAACAACTGTGGACACTACAAACACAACTATTAAAGACACTTTGTTAGGATTGAATAGTGGAGCTACATCAAACTCTAATGATTGTGGTATTATTATAGAAAGAGGCTCTACAGGTAATGATGCTTTATTTATTTGGGACGAGTCGGCAGATAAGTTTGCCCTAGGAACAACCACGGATAATGCAAGTAGCACAGGCAACCTTGACATGACTAAAGGTACGCTCGTCGCAGATTTAGAGGGAAATGTGACAGCAACTACTATAAGTCTAGGCGGTTCTAACCTTACAACAACGGCAACGCTTTCTACAGGTATATCAAATGGGAATGTTTTAGTTGCAAATGCAAGTGTTGCAGATAACGATTTTTTAAGAGTGGACGGAACAAGCATTGAGGGTAGAAGTGCCTCTGAGCTTGCAACAGATATTGGAGCGGCTACAACAGACGATATTATTGCATTAAGTATAGCGTTAGGATAAAGGAGAAAACACATGGCAAATGACGCAATAGCAAGCATACAGGCAACGGTGCTTCCTGATGAGATAGCCAAAACGCTTTCGGCTACCATGACGGTATCGCCTGCTGATGCAAACGATAAATGGTATTTCAAGAAAACAAGTGTATCAAACTCTAGTACAGATTTGATAGCAGGTAACTATACGGATTACACAGCCGTGGATGATGACACAGCACCAACAGCCGTAGCGACAGGTGATAAAGTAAACTTCTTATTTATTAAGAATATTGATACAAACAGTAGAAGTATTTACATAGTGTTAGATGCAGGCGTAGCATCGTCTTCAGTAGGTGATGGGATTACGATAGGTCCGAATGAGTTCTTTTGTGCAAGATTACCAAATACAACAGTTGCTGATATACACGCAATATCATCAGCATCTACAGCAGAGGTTTTAGTTTGTGCGTTACTAGATGATGTAGGATAAAAATATGCCTAATGTATTTAAAAACAAAATAAAAGATGGGAGCAACACATCAGCAAACGCTTTTGCCACTGTGTATACTTGTCCTGCAAATGTAACAGCAACAGTCGTACTAAGCATCAATCTTTGTAATATCACATCAAGCCAGATTAATGTTAAAATAAGATTGATAGGAGATGAAACAGGTCATCTTGGTTTTAACATACCTATACCTGCTCAAAGTGCTTTTGAATTTATGGCAGGTAATAAAACCATCATGCAAGCAGGACATAGTTTGCAAGTATCCTCCAACACAGCAAACAGCCTTGATACAATCATTGGAATAATGGAGCAAACATAATGCCATACATAGGAAGCCAAGTTGGTTCTAGTTTTTCATCAAGACCTGCAACGCAGGAGTTCAACGGAGACAATTCTACAACGGTCTTTACGTTAAACCAGACTGTTTCTCAAGAAGACATCGTAGTAAGCGTTGATGGTGTAATACAGGAGAGTGTAGATGCCTTTACCGTACCAAATGGTACAAACCTTACATTTACAGAAGCTCCATCAACTGGCACAGGTAATATTTTTGTTATCTATCTTGGTGCTACAGATACAAGTATTACGATACCGACACAGAACAAAGGCAACTTCAAGAATGGTGGTATGTTTAGAGTCAACTCACAAACTGTAGATGTCGATACAACCATAGAAGCTACAGAGAATGCCACAGCAACAGGACCTTTGACAGTATCTTCTGGCATAACCATCACAGTAAACTCAGGGGGCAACCTAGCAATCATATGAGTAACCTTCTAGTACAGAATATAAAGCATACGAATGGCACTACGGCTCAAACTGTGGATAGCACAGGAAGAATATTAACCCCTGCAAGACCTGCGTTTTTTGCCTATCCTAGTTCAAATTTCCAGACTGGAACTGGAGCAGGTACTACTCAAATATTTGATACTACACAACATAATGTTGGAGGTCATTATTCTACTTCTACAGGAAAATTTACTGTTCCAATATCAGGTGTTTATTTATTCGGTGTAACTATTGCCACCGAAAACGCAACAACTGTTATTGTGTATCTATCTGTAGAAGTAACTATTAATGGTTCAGTAGGAAGCAACAAAAGATATCATGGTGGTTGGGGTGAAAAAGACTCTAGTACAAACACACACGCTAGAGAACATTTTACTATACAACATAGTTTAGTAGTAGGCGATACAGTACAATATTCCCATGAAAGCAATGTAGACGTTACTTGTTACGGAGGACAAGGGGGTAGATATAGTTCTTTTTGGGGGCATTTAATAGGATAAATAATGAGTACATTAAGAGTAGACAGCATACGAGGACAGACAGCAGGAACAGATAGGTATATTGTTCAAATTGTTGGTGATACACTTAATGAAGCAGTTTCTACGACTGGTACAACTATGACTGATACTGGGTTGTCAGTTACCATAACGCCAAAACTGAGTACACATAAGTTTTTAATCATGGTGAATTTAGGGGTCATAGGCACTGGTACAAATGATGGGGTTATGTTTAGATTATTAAGAGATTCAACTGAAATTGGATCATCTACAGGAGCGGCTACACATAATTTGTTTATGCAATTTTTCCCAAGTGCCACAAATGAGTATTTAGGGTCAAGCAATCATTTTATTGATTCACCATCTACAACAAGTTCAATTACATATAAATTACAATGGGCAATGACAGGTGACTCTAATACTGGTTACATCAATCGTAGGAGTAGTGACAACTATGCAAGGACAAGTTCAAACTTTACAGTCATGGAGATTGCCCAATGAGTACACTATCAGTAGACACAATACAGGGTAAAACGACAGCAGGAACGGTGGCTATGCCTAGTGGCTCTATTGTGCAAGCTGTACAATACCTAAGAGCAGGCAATCTCGGTTCTGCTCCAGACAATTTAGGCTTAGTTTCATCAGCAAATGTCGCACTGAGTAGTTCATCATTTGTTGATATTATGTCAAGAACAATAACAACTAAACTTGCAAACAGTCAAATTTATGTAACACTATCTGTCATTGCATATGATGGCACAGATAATCTGCGAGTAAAAACAAAAGTTTTAAGAGACAGCACTCAAATTGATGGTGACCAATACGGAATTTATGCTCCTCAAGCTACTATGCAGTCATATCACGTTTTTATATTAGATACACCTAATGCAAGTGCAGGTACAACTTTAACTTACAAGTTACAGGCGGCGAGGAGTTCTGGTTCTAGCTCTGGTCTTTCCATCGCTTATGGGGATACTGGTGGTGGTTCGAGTGCTAGTTTAACACTAATGGAAATAGCACAATAGGAGAAAACAATGACAACAATAGCACAAGCATTAACGAGTTTAGGAATTACAGAGTGGGTTTATAGAGGTAATGAACCTACCTCAGAGGCAGAGTTTAATGAGAGTTTTCGTAAGGTTATTGGAGCAGATGAAAATGGTTCAGCAATCGAAAGTGCAGACCCAAAGGACTGGGGCGTAACATATGCACAGGTAGCAGGGGAAAAGACACTACTGCAAAGTCGTGAGCCAATGCGGTTGCTCCGTGTAGAGCGAGACAGATTACTGGTAGAAACAGATTGGATGGGTAACAGCGATGTGACTATGTCAAGTGCATGGAAAACTTATAGACAAGAGCTTAGAGACTTACCTGCAAACTCTGATCCAAAGCTAGATAGTAATGGTGTATTAGACATGAGTAGTGTAAAATTTCCAACCAAACCAAGCTAGGAGTAACAAATGCCATTAACTAAAGTTAGAACAGGTGGTGTAGCTGATAACGCAATAACAGCAACTCAGTTACCTTCTGATTTTTCAAATGGTATTACCTTTTTTGAAACTATGCGAATGACTCAAAGCATGACTGGAACAGGGGGCGATTTAAGTCAAACTTTTGAATCTACGGACACAGGAAGCTTTGGAAGGAAACTTATTGGTGGAACAGGCATGACTGCAAGTTCTGGTGTATTTACGTTTCCTGCAACTGGTATATATCTTTTAATGGGTAGAGCAAGGTTTAACCAAGATGCAGATTTGTCTTATTTTGGTATTAACTTTAGGTCAACAACAGATAATTTCTCATCTGTCAATGACGTTGTTGTAGAGGGTTATGGGACATGGGGACAACACATTGGTGGTAATAATTATGACATGGCGTGTATTGATTACATTTTTGATTGCACTAACACAAGCACACATAAATTCAAGATGGTTTATGGTTCCTCTCACCAAGTGACTGTTGCAGGAAGCACATCTGGTAATAATACCTATGTTACAGTAGTTAGATTAGGAGATACATAATGCCCTACATAGGAAAAGCACCAAACCAAGGCGTTAGAACACGCTTCATCTACCAAGCAACAGCAGGGCAGACAACCTTTAGTGGCTCAGATGCCAACTCACTAACATTGAGCTATGCTTCAGATACATATTGTGACGTTTATCA